ATACAGGCACCGTTGCTACGGCAAGAGCAGTATTAAGTCCAGGTAAAGGTCATGGTTCAGATCCTGTTGCAAATCTAGGTGCTTTCTATATGTCAACTAATGTACAGTTAACATACGGTGACGGCTCGGGTGACTTTATCACTGACAATGCTTTTCGTCAGGTCGGAATAATTCAGAATCCATTGAATCAAGGGACAGATGTTATTGCAACAGACACTACACTTTCTGGCCTTAAATCACTAAACGTTGCAGATGCAAGTGTTTATGTGAAGGGTGACGTTATAACAGGTGATACAAGTGGAGCTATTGCGTTTATCGATTCGGTAAACACAGCAACCAATGTTATTAAGTATCACCAAAACTTTAAGACAGGTTGGGTACCATTTCAAGCAGAGACAACTACCAAGTTGGTAGGTACTGGTACTGCCGGTGCTGGCGCAGGCACGATAAATAGTCTTGTGGCAGAAGAATATGAAAGATTCACAGGAGATATTCTGTTTATCGAAAATCGAGACCCAGTCAACAGATCGACTACCCAAATTGAAGATGTAAAAATCATAATTGAATTCTAGGAATATTCCAAAATGACATTAAGAACCTATACGCAAGCACCTTATAATGATGATTTTGACGAAACTAAAAATTATCTTCGGATGTTGTTTCGCCCAGGTCATGCTGTGCAGGGCCGAGAGTTAACGCAATTACAAACCGTACTTCAAAATCAAGTCGCTCGATTTGGAGAGCATGTATTTAAAGACGGAACTAGAGTAATAGGGGGTGACCCGACTTTCGATACAAATGTCCACTACGCAAAAATCACCGTAACAACTGGCGCATTTGCAACAATTGTTGCAGGAAGCGTAGTTACTGGTGCTGGAACTGGTGTTACCGCGAAAGTTATCACAACTACTGCTGCTGCAGGTTCTGACCCAGACACAATCTATATTCAATATACAACTTCAGGTTCTGCTGGTGCAAAATTATTCATTGCAGATGAAGTTCTTGCAATCACAGGTGGAGTTGCAGCAACGATTGGTGCTGCCGCGACAACGCCAATTGGTAAAGCTTCGACCTATGATATATTACCTGGAATATATTTTGTCAATGGTAACTTTGTACACTCGGGTGCTCAAACAGTTGTCGTGGGTAAATATTCAAACGTACCAACAATCAAAGTTGTTCTTGCTATAACAGAAGCGGTTATTACTATTGCTGAAGATGCAACTCTTGGAGATAACGCTACAAATTCTCCCAATCAAGCAGCACCTGGTGCTCACAGATACAACATAACTTTGGTATTAAAAACCCAACCAGTAGATGAGGCGAGTCGTACCGAAAACAAATTCATTCAATTGGCGCACATAGAAAACGGAGCATTGCTCTTGGAAGCTCGTGGCACAGAATATAACGAATTACTAAAAATTCTTGCAACGCGAACATTTGAAGAATCTGGTAATTATACATTACGACCTTTTCAAATATCAATGAGAGATCATCCATCTGACGCGGCTAAACTACAGACTGTACTTGAACCTTCGGTTGCATATGTTAACGGTACTCGCATTGAAACAATTTCTCCAACTTATATTGATATCGATAGATCAAGATCAGCGGCAGATATATCTGCTGTAGGAAACTCCGCAACGCCAATTCTATACGGTAATTATGTTACCACCACTGCAATGAGCGGTAACATTAATCACGTTTTAAGTCTTGTTCCTGTCGAATTACATAACGCGGCAAATAACGCAAACATCGGCTCTGCACGAATTCGAAATATGGAATACACAGGTGTCTCTGGTGTATACAATCTTTATCTTTTCGATATTAAAATGAATGCGGGTCAACTTAAAAGTGACATAGGGTTTATTAAACATTCTGGCACATTTCCATTCCTTGCTACTTTAGGTGCGAATGCAGGTATTCTTAATGACAGCGGAAATAATATTGCTTTGTTTCCATTAGCGTATAGTAATATTGAATCAATTGATGTTAATACAACAACTACTTACCTAAGCAAAACGTTTACAGGAACTGGTTCTGCTGGAACAAGTGTTTCATTCAGCACATCGGGTGCAAACGAATTGTTTACTAACAAAGCCGCGGCGGTGTTATGTAACACAGCAACAGGTGATATTGTTAATTATACTTCTGCTTTTACTGGCGGAAATCAAGGCATTACATTTACGGATGGCAGTGTTGCAGCAGAAACTTATATTCTATACATCGATGTTGCAGTACAAGCCGCGGTCGCAACTCCTAAGACTAAGTCTATGGTTGTAGATTCGTCATTAACTATCGCTTCTCCTAATCTTGTGGCAGGTTCACATGATTCGCTCTCAAAAACAGACATTTATCAATTGAAGAGTGTTACAATGGGTGGTCAAGATATTACTGAACGTTACAGTCTTGATAATGGACAAAGAGATAACTTCTATGATGTTGGTCGTATTCGATTAAAATATGGTGCACCTGCACCCACGGCAGGCATCACAATCGTTTTTGATTACTTCTCTCATGGCGCGGGTGATTTCTTCACTGTTGCATCATACGCAGGTATATCGGAAATTACTTGGGACGAGATTCCATCATATGAATCTTCGAAGGGTCTTTTCTCATTACATGACGTTATAGACTTTCGTCCTACGATCAACGAAGCTGGAACAGCGTTTGTTAGTCCAGGCAGTGTTGCTGCACCTGGGCAAATTACTATCATGGATTTCAACATCTATCTTGCACGAAAAGATAAGTTGTTTCTCAAGGATAATGGAGAATTTGGTGTGGTTCGTGGTGAATCAGCAATTGATCCAAAATCGCCACAATCAAATGAAGATTCAATGACTCTATACGAATTAGACATTGCTCCATACACAGGCGCTTTATCTGATGTTCGTCCACGAATCATTAACAATCGTCGATACACTATGAGTGATATTGGCAAATTGGACAAACGCGTAAAAAATCTAGAGTATTACACAACCTTGTCATTATTAGAGCAGAGTGTATTGTCTGCTTCTACTCTGGATGCTTCCGGTGTGGAACGATTTAAAAATGGCTTTGTTGTAGATAACTTCAACGGTCATAGTGTAGGAGACGTTACCAGCACAGATTATAAAATTGCAATGGACATTCAAGAAGGAATACTTCGTCCTCACTTTCACCAAGATGCAATTTCGTTGAAGGTTGATGTATCAAGCAATATTGCAGGTATCAAGCAACATGAGACTATTATAACACTGCCTTACGATAATACTATTACTACATCAGGCAGAGCAGATTTAACTGGTATGGTTGCTTCAATTACACAACCATACGCTTCTGGTGTAGAAAATCTGATGCCTTATTTGGTATTTGATTATGCAGGTAATCTAAAATTATCACCAGCAACAGATGATTGGATAGACACAGAAACTAGACCTCAGGTAGTTATTAATGAGACTGGTGTTTATGATGCTATGAAATTTCTTGCTGATAAAGCAGGTGTGCTTGGTACAGAATGGAATGCTTGGCAAACAACTTGGGCGGGTACTGATTCTAATAGTCGAACAACTCGTAACCAAAATGCACTTACAACTACGACTACTAACACAACAACCAGTCGACAAACCAATACAGGTATTCGGACTAATATTAGTCATGAAACGGTTGAAAAAGATCTTGGTGATAAAGTTGTTAATATAAACTTTATTCCTTTTATGAGATCAAGAAAGGTTTTCTTTTATGCTAACCGACTAAAACCTAGCACAACTATGTATTTGTATTTTGACGGCATTGATCTTACTGACTATGCAAAAAATGAATCTTCTTCTACTTATGCTACTTGGAATGCAGGTCAGGCAAATGGTTCTAATATCGATACTTCGTATAAAGGATTTACAAGCCATCCAGAGACTACAACAGAGTTAATTACAAGTGCTGATGGCGAAATTTGGGGTTCATTTATCGTACCTTCAAATACGACACATACTTTTAAAACAGGCCAGCGCGAAGTTAAATTAACAGACGAAGCTGACAACAACGATGAGTTTGAATCTTCTACGGCAAGTAATTCTTATGCTGCACAAGGATTATTAAAGGCGGTTGAAGGTACTGTAATAAGTACTAAGGTGCCAACATTCGAAGAAACTGAAATTTCTCAAAATCGAACTATTGTTACAGTCAACAGATCTATTAGTAGTCAGAATATACAAACTTTCGGTGGCGGTGGCGGTGGCGGTGGTAGAGATCCATTGGCACAAACATTTATAATAAATGAAGTTGGAGGTGCTTTTGTTACGATGATCGACGCCTTCTTTAAAACTAAATCGGCAACAACTACTAGTGTTGTGTTGGCGCAAATTAGAACAGTTGTGAATGGTTATCCTACAGCAGAAATAATTGCCGAAGCTTCATTGACTTCTGCAGACGTTAGTGTTTCTGAAACGGCAGTAACTCCAACAACTTTTACCTTTAATGACCCTGTTTATTTAAAGGACGGTATTGAATACGCCCTTGTACTGAAAGCAGACAATACAGAATATGAAGCATGGGTATCAGAACTAGGTAAATTTGACGTTACGAATGCTAATTACCGTATTGCAAAGCAACCTGCCCTTGGTGTATTATTTAAATCTGCCAACGGGACCGCATGGCATTCAGATCAATTTAAGGATTTAAAATTCACGATATATCGTGCTGCATTCGACACTTCGGCAACCGGACTTGTTACTTTGGTAAACAAGGAAGTACCTGCTAAATTGTTGGGCAAAGACCCTATCGAAGCAGTTAACACAAAAACCGATGTTAGAGTATCACACAGAAACCACGGAATGAATATCGGCGATACTGTTTCTATAACAGGGGCGACTGCAACGGGTGGATTAACAATAAATGGTGATCATGTAATATCAAAAGTTGAACCTGATTTTTATGTTATCGTACCAGGCAGTGCTGCAACTTCTACCGCAACAGGTGGCGGCATTGTTGTGAATGCAACAGAGAATAGAAAATTCGAATTGATGCAGACACAAATACAGTCAATTATTTTGCCTAACACGGCTATTGCTTGGGAGAAGAAATCTTCTAGTGAATCTGCAAAACCTTATAATCCTGCTACATCGTATATAGGATTATTAGAAAATACCAGTTTAGTAGAAACAACTCCACAGGTTATACCTCATACTAATAATCAACCCGTAGGAAATGCAAGAAGTTTTTATCTTAAAGGTGTCATGACTTCTGTTAATTCTAACTTGTCTCCAGTATTGGACAAAGAACGTATGTCTGTAATTACAGTCAACAACCGAATTAATCAACCAGTCGATGAAGACTCGTATACTGTAGGTGTCAAT